TGCTCAAGGTTGCAGATGTAATCATGGCTCTTATCGAACCACGCCTCAAGGAAAGGATGAGGCAAATGATTGACGAGCACTCGGACGATATTGGCAACAGTACGGATATCGACGAGCAGATCACAGACTGGATGCGGCTCAACTTCGATGTATCGGACTACTACGAGTTCGATATCCACGAGCACGAGTACGAGATCGGCACCATGATTGACGACCGTATCGAAGAAAAGGAGGAGGATGACGGCAAGTTCAGAGACCGTGTTAAAGAAGTACTAGGAGACATCACTGTCGGTGTCCCTTACATGACTTTCGACATCAAGTAACTCAACCGAGGGGGCTTCGGCTCCCTCACCAACTCTCGGAGGATAACATGAGAAAAGAGACATATAAAATCGCAAAGGCTTTTTACAACAGACGACCCGCTTCGGCTGCTCGTACCAAAACCAACGGAGATGTCGTTTGGCTACATGACAACTTTATCGCATGGCGCACACTCGATGGCGACATTGGCTTCAGCTTGGCAGGTTGGCCCACCGTCACCACACGAGATCGTATCAACGGTATCCTATCAGTCTTTGGATACGGACGATGGGGCGTGGCACAACGGAACTATGAACAGTATCTCGTGCTCGGTGCAGAAAAGATGATGCCCATCGGTGATAGCGAGCACTTCTATATTAGCGACTTGAAAGGAATGGAGAATAAGAAAGATATGTTTTATAACTAAATGGAGGCTTCATAATGGTAAAGACACCACAAGTAAAACCAGACTGGAACACAGGCATCTACATCGGAGACGGTGTAGTTGCTGCACCTCGGCCCATGCACGAATGGACCCATGACGAGATCAGGGACTATTACGATAGCAACCCGAACCTCGGTCTACTGACATATGCAGGTATGTTAGGACTGAGCGTCGGAGAGGTAAAAGAAATCTTAATGGAGGAAACGTAATGCAGGAACGACTCAAGAAACTAAACCAGATGTTTCTCAGATATGGGTTCTTAGTCTGCCCGTTAACAAATGACGAAATAAGTCTTTTGATATCGGACCACTATACAGACAAAGTAATCTACGACATTGGATGCGACGTGGCTTCTGGTTTTCCGTTCGAAGAAACAGTCACGGCTTACGAAAAATGCTCGTGGCTTGTAAAAGAAGCAAGAACAACTAACGACTATTAAGGAGAGGGAGCTTCGGCTCCCTACTTCACTACTATCATAATGTGCGTCCGCCATAGCGGATCGCATTCCGCGTAATGACGCGGTAAAAAAATTGTGTCGCAAGCGACCCAGTTTCATTGTAGCTCGGCTCCCTCGTTCCTCGGTCGCCTCGCCCGGGGAAAACCGCCGCGTGGGGCCGCAGGACTTGGCTCGAGCTTCAAGATACGCGCCGCGTGGGGCCGCAGGACTTCGAACAATGACCCAAGATCCTTGAACCTATGGCCCTCCGCTCCCTTGATCCCATGCTCCGCTAAACTCGGTCCTTGGTTGCCCTCAAACAAAAGTATGTCTCTTGTAGAGAGGCACTTAACTAAGTAAAAATTTGCCCCACCTCGTGCCCAATATGCCATATTCCAAGCGATTTGATGAGGCGAGAGATTTAGCTTATTGCTTTTGGTTGCCTTCAGTTCACACCAGAACGGAACACCATCAGCGACTATGTGAACGTCTGGAACACCGCCCCCATGCTTGTTCTCAATCCGCGTTGCGAACCACTTCTTCGGTAGGTTCTGACGTATCGAGTTCCAAAAGTTCGCCTCTGGTCCCTTGCTCATTGGTTATGTCCTTATACTCGCCCTCGATCTGAAAAGCCTGTGGGTATTGTTTTTGTAATGCTGCCAAACGTGCTGTGATCTCGTCCCTCGATAGTTGGTCGATTGTATTGATCGTCTCCCTCCTATCGATGGTCAATCCTCCAAGGGCTGACCGTATTTTCTCCGCGTTGATTGCTGCTGAAAAGTGTCCCGCTTCTTCGGCCCCCTTTGATAGCTCGTACAGTCTTTCAAGTTGACCGATAGTTGTAACTCCGTACCGCCTTTCGCGTTCTTCTCTCAACTCTTCGATGTACTCAACAACGTGTGGATAGTCTCTTCCATTGAGCAAACGAGAAGCGTGTTCAACAGCCAGATCAGACTTAAAGCCTGCCTTACGAGCGCACTCCGCATTGCTGTAGATACCTTCAACAACGTATCTTGCAAAACTCATTTGTCTGTTTGTTAATTTCCGGTCATGCTTGTTTTCAACATCAGCTTTAATACTGGGCATACAATCCTCTCCGTTTTTTTTCGACCATACACCGAATATTTTTGATTTGTCTATAAACAGAAAATGCCCCCTACCTATCCAAATAGTTTATTTTTTATTTTTGTTGATGGCTTGATCGAGGCAAATGGAGCTCTTGAGTACGCTCAAGTGTACTCTGAGTACATCAGTGAGTACGGTGCAAAACTACCTTATCTTATTGTATACAAACACTTTTTCAGGATTGAGTACGTTGAGTACGCTCAAAACGTGTTTTAAAAAAAAAAAAAAACAAAGAGGGGGCAAATCCCCTTTTAAGAAAAAATTAAATTATTTTCGTTCTGCCTCTTGTAATGATGCTATCTGATATTATATGGTACTTTATAAGACAACATGAGGAGATTTAGAATGTCTTACAATGGATGGAGTAACAAAGAAACGTGGCTCGTAAACCTATGGCTTGGCGATTTGTTTACCGAGGACCAAGAAGAGGGGATCGAGATTACAGCAGATTATATCGAGCAGATAGTTGACGAGATGGCTTCTGCTTTGCTCGACGGTCCTGATGCTAATGGTTTCATGACTGACCTATTTAACTGCGCTTTGGGTGAGATCAATTATCATGAGATTGCAGAGCATTACAAACAGGAGGAGTTAGAAGATGCCTAAGTTTAAAGTAAATTATATTGAATACGGAGAGCCAACATCATTGTTGCTTCAAGCAACAAATGAGTTCGATGCCTTTGATGAAATGTTTGATATGACAAGTCAGGGTGAGCTTGGTGTAACCGAAGAGTCCGACCCTTGGTTAGAGGAGCTAGAAGATGCTTGAAGGATGGTTTGAAACGGACAGCGGCATGGAGCCGTTTATAATCGAGGAGGCACTTTCTTTTGTCGAGGCGGTGAAAGAGATGGTTGCATATGACCCAGAGAACTTTGGCTTCACCGACATGGAGATCGAATGGAATGGCGAGGACGTGACCAAGTTAGTTTATGACACAGTAGAGGGGATACATAATCAAGATGGGTAAAAAGCTTATTATAAATTGTTGGGAAGAGGGATCGATGGTCTTGGACTGGGATCCCAAGGCTTACAAGACCAAGTCAGGGGCGGCAAAGTCTTTGCACAAGGCGCTATGTAAATGGTGCGAGGACATAGGGATGGATCCTAAGACTGAGTGCCATATCTGGACACCAGAGCAGCAAGAGGCCAGAGGCTACGAAAAGTATTGGTGCGTGAGCTTAGAGGGAGGGCCATTCGAATGGGCCATCCGTGCCTCTGATGTTATCGACAATCCTCATTGGTATGTCGAACCGTATTATTCTTTTAATTTACATTTTGTCGAGTGAGGAGAGATCATGAGATTATATACAAACAACCAAGGTTCGTGGGTCGGGACGCAAGCAGATGCGAAGCGTGAGTTCGGTAAGAATTGGAGCGAGGTCGGAGTACCGACAAGCAAAGACGAGCTACTAGAATTTTTAAACTTTAATGCAGTGGGTGGAGAGAAGGTTGAACCTATTGTGGCTGACACGCCTCGCACTGCTCCTCAAGCACATGGACAGAGCTGTTCGGGAAACAGGGATGTTCGTGAGGCCGCAGCACTCAATCGATATGATGTGAGGGATGTAGTGTTGAACTGTCCGAAGGAATATTTAGGGGGCGCATTGAGCGCGATAACAACAAGAATTTATGACATGGAGGATGAATTAAATGCCTAATCATTGCTATCAACAAGTATCTATCAAGGGACCGAGCAAACTGGTCCGACATCTGTACGCAGAACTAAAAGAGAATAGTCGTTTCTGTGATGTGGTTTTACCGATGCCGTTTGAGTTGTGGATTGCACCAGACATCGAGGTCAACAAGTATGGTTTCGAGAGCACAAGTCCGCAGTGGTATGAATGGCGCTATGACAACTGGGACACCAAGTGGGATGTCTGTGATGTCGATGTGCATGGCGATCTCGAGACGGATGGGAAACACGCATACGACAACGATTGCACTGCATGGTTTAGTTTTAATTGTTGGACCGCATGGGGGCCACCACTGAATGTGTGGAATAAGTTGGTTGATCTGGGTGTTGAGGTCAACGCTGACTACCAAGACGAGTGCGGCAACTTTGAGGGCGAGTATCGCAATGGTGACGATAATTCTTGGGAGCCAGAGTATGAGGAGTGTGAAGATGCGTGAGGGATTGAGACGAGACTTAAAGACAATGCTGTCTGCTTACTATGGCGATGTGGACTATTGGGTTCAGACGATGGAGGCCAACAACATCAACATGATTACCGCAGGGACACCGACTTTCGAGTCGTATGAAGATGCGAGGGCATGGCGGACAAGGATCAAGGCAATACTGAGGGAGTTTGAAGA